GCAAGGTTGGTGGAAGTTAGATGCTTCTGCTACTTATGATGGTACTAACTGGACTATACCTGATGACAGTTCTAATTCAAACGATGGCACAAGCTCAGGAATGACTCAAGCCAACCTGATACAAAGTGATTTAAGTTTTATAAGTGGTTACTCTCCGTATGCTTTAGATTTTGATTCTGGTAGTGGTGATTATTTACAAGTTCCTAATACTACAGATTTTGATTTTGGAACAGGAGATTTTACTTGGTCATTATGGATAAATTACGAAACACACGTTAATTATTCAGGTTTATTAGTTACTGGAACTTCTAATAGTGAATATAGATTAAAATTCCAATTTAGTGGACAAATATTATTTATGCAAAATGCTGATGGAGATTCTCAAGTAGCCAATTTAGGAACTAATATTACTGGTACAGGATGGCATCATTTGTGTCTTGTAAGAAATTCAGGAACAATTACTACTTATTTAGATGGTTCTGCTGTTGATACAGATTCAAGAACGGGTAACGTTAACTCTAATGGTAATGATTTATTAATTGGAAGAAATGGAAGTAGTTATTTTAATGGTAAACTGTCAAATATTTCAATTTGGAATGCTGGTTTAACATCTTCACAAGTAACAGAAATTTATAGTGAAGGTATTCCTCAAAATCTCTTAAATCACTCTGCAGCAAGTTCACTCGTATCGTGGTGGCAGTTAGGAAGTAACAGTTCTTTTAATACTAACTGGACTGTACTTGATGAAGTGACTGCAAGTGGCAACAATGGAACATCTGTAAATATGACTGAGGATGATATAGTAGATGGTGTTGGTAGTTATGCAAATGGATTGAGTTCTGGAATGGGTGGAGATGAAATTATCGGCTCAGCTCCGTTTTCAGATGCAAATTCGCTTTCAATTAATATGGACGTTTTAGATAGAACAGAAGACACACCAGCGTGAAGTTAATAATATTAAATAAATAAAAATGAACAATAGAACATACATAATTTGTAATTTATCAGACAGCAACCTTGTGCTTTTTTCACAAGTAAATCAAAGTTCTGCTCAATCTGTAAGAAGGAATTTAGCTAATACTGAAATGGTTTTAAGTTACCAAGTTGAACCAAGTTTTATAACTGATGGAACTTTAACGCCTTTAGGAGTATACACTCACGAAGAAATTTTAGTTATTTTAGCTGGCAGCGATTGGAGTGAACCAATGCCAGAATAATGAATTGCTTAAAAAGTATAAAGATGGATGACCACAGTATATTAATGGCTGTTACTGCTTTAATATCCGCAATTGGATTAAAAGAGGTTTGGAGTATATTTAAACAAAAGATTGATATTAACGCAAAGAAAGAAGAAAGAAGCGACAGCATGTATGCTCAGCAAGTTGCAGTTCTTAGTAATAAGATACAACAGCTTGAAACAAAGATTGAATTATTGATTGAAGAAAATATACAGTTAAGGGTTAAAGTTGTGAAGATGGAAGCACGTTTAATTACAAGTGCTAAGAAAAAAGTAAATAAAAGAAAAGATGAGAAAAGTAAATAAAATTGTAATACATTGTACTGCTACCAAAGAAGGGCAGAATGTTAGTCCAGCTACTATAAAGAAGTGGCATTTAAACAGAGGTTTTTCAGACATTGGCTATCACTATATTATTGGTACAGAAGGGAAAATTAATTCAGGTAGACCAGTTTCTAAAATTGGTGCGCACGTTAAGAATGGTAATAGCGACAGCATTGGAATCGCATATACAGGAGGGCTTGACGTAAATGGTAAAGCAAAAGACACAAGAACAGAAGCTCAAAAAGCATCATTAATTAAAATACTAAAAGTTTTAAAAAACATTTATCCTAAAGCAAGTATACATGGACATAGAGACTACTCACCTGACAAAGATGGCGATGGTGTAGAGGAACACGAATTTATGAAGCAATGTCCTTGTTTTTCAGCAGAGGAAGAATATTTAGATTTACAACCAAAATCATTTAAACCAAAAACAAAAAAAGTAAAAGAAAAACTAAATGGAAAAAAATCAAACTAATTTAGAAGACTTAATTAAAAGAATGGAAAACGTTCCAGTTCCAGAAAGAACCTGTAACATAGATGACGAAACTTGTGAAAGTTGTAGCGGATGAAGAAACTGCAAGACACTAAAATAGGACAATTACTAAAAGAAAAAGCACCACAAGTTTTTGAGGTAGCAAAGAACCTTTTGCCAGACAAAGGTTTATTAGGAGTTGTTAAAAATTTAGTTAGTCAATCAGATTTATCAAAAGAAGATAAAGAACAAATACACAAGCAGCTTGTAGAGTTTTACGAGTTAGAAGTGCAAGACAGAGACAGTGCAAGAGATAGAGAAGTTAAAATGGCTGAGGCTGGTGCTAATGACTGGATGATGAATGTTACAGGTATTATCGGTTTAGCTTGTTTTGTTTTTATTATTTATTCAGTTGTATATATTCCTGCAGTTTTAGAAAATGAATTGTTTATACATTTGATGGGCATGGTAGAAGGTGTTGTTATTGGAAACATCTTTGCTTTTTACTACGGAACAAGCTCCAAAAAGTAATTAATATTTTTTTTTATATATTTAACAAAAAAACTGTTAAATGAAATCACATAATAAAAGGTGGCGAGAGAAAGGTGCTAACCCAAGATACCGTTTAAATACAGACGAAGCACAAATTATAAATGATTATAGAAGGTTAAAACAAGAAGCACAAGCAGAAGGTTTAAATCCTAATGACATTCACAGCGGGTGGATTAAAAACAAAAAAGCCAGTTTATACTTTAAAAATCCTAATTTTAAGAAAAACGATTTAAAGGAGTTTAAGAAACAATTATTAAACGACTTAAAAGAATATTCACCAAACTTTGAAAAGGTTGTTAAACCTAAAGTAAAAGACGGACATTGCCTTTTAATATCACCAGCAGATATACACATTGGTAAATTATGTAAATCTTTTGTAAGTGGAGAAGAATACAATAAACAAATAGCAGTACAAAGAACATTAGAAGCTATTGACGGAATATTACAAAAAAGCAACGGTTTTAATATAGATAAATTAGTTCTATGTATTGGTAATGATGTAATGCACATTGACACACCAAGTGGTGGTAAAACTACAAGAGGAACGGTTCAGGATGTAGACGGTATGTTTTTTGAACATTTCCATATAGCAAAAAGATTATATATAAATATTATTGAAACATTAGTTAGTTTCTATCCTGATTTACACGTTGTTTATAATAGTAGTAATCACGATTACTTAACTGGGTTTTGTTTAGCAGATACAATTTCAACTTATTTTAGAAATAGTAAAAACATTACTTTTGACATTAGTTTAAAACATAGAAAGTATTATACTTATTATGATAACTTAATTGGAAGTACACACGGAGATGGTGCTAAATGGGATTTACTACCATTATTAATGGCTGATGAGTGTTCAGAATGGAGCAGAACTAAATACAGGTATATGTTTACACATCACGTACATCATAAAATAACTAAAGATTTAGTTGGTTGTACTTTAAGCAGTTTTCGCAGCCCATCACCAGCAGATAGTTGGCATCATAAAATGGGATATACTTCTTCAAATAATCAAGGTATTGAAGGAGTAATATTCTCTAAACGTAATGGCCAAGTAGCCAGAATCACACATTTATTTTAGAATTAACATTTAATTGTTAATAAAGTTTTTAGTGTGTTTTGTTATTTGTATTATAATTATATATATATTTACAACCATAATCTTAAAAACATATATTATGAAAAACATAAAACAAGAACTATTAAACGGAAAATTTTTAGAATTTACAAACTCTAACGAAGATTTAATAGAAGTTGTATTATTTAACGGGACTTTCGCAGTCATATTAAATGGTAGATGCGTGAAAGCTACAAAAACATTTAAACCAATTAAAGATAAATTAGAATTTTTAGAAGCTATTTAACAAATGGATATATTTAATAATAAAACACAAATCTTTAACGACTTAGAAGAACTAAGTCAATTAGCAAATAAAATAGATAAACAAAACGAACAATTAATTAACTATATAAATAAATAATTATGAGCAGAGAAATATCATATACAACAAGAACCTTTTACGTGCCAGCAAATAAAATTGACACGCTGGTAGAATTTCAAGGTAAATGCAAAGAGAACGGACACAGGTCATATTCTGAGGTGTTACTAAGTTTAATGGAGCAATACAATAAATCATGATACATTATCCGCACCCTCACAACGAACAGCACCATAATGAAAACATATCTCATTGGTGGGCTTATGAAACTAACAAGTATTTACAAGACAGATTAAGAAACTTAGTTGTTAGAGCCAATTGGAATAAAAGAATTATTTGTCAAATAAGATTATCAAACAATGACTTAGAAATACATAGACACAGGTTTGAAGGTTACATTTCACAATTAGACAACATTGCAAAACAATTAAAAACTATTGCGGTGCAATACAATGAACAAAGAATAAATAAATTAAAAACTATATTTACAAAAATTAAAAACTATGAAAATTAAAGAAATAGCACAAAAATATAATTTATCAAAAGATGACTTTTGGGAATTAAAAAGAGGTACACGCTCAATGTGGATTATAACGCATGATGCTTGCGAAAAGATAGCAGCACAAGAAAATATACAATTCGGCGCACCTACAATATACAGAGACAGCAACCAAGATGTTGCAATTGTTGGAGATGCAAAAAGAGGTAATAAAATAATCTGGTCAACTGGTGAAGCAAGTCCTAAGAACTGCAAAGCTCCTTATCCTTTTGCAATGGCTGAAAAGAGACTGAAGGACAGACTCGTTTTAAAATTAATAAATGCGTATGAATATGGTATCTATTCAGATTCTGAGGCAGATAACTTTAAAAAACAATGATAGAGACAAACGTTTTAGAGGTGATACAAGTGGTCTTGCTTTGCCTCACATTAGGGTTTTTAATCGGAACTCATTTAAATAAAAAATAAATTAAACTATATATTATGAAAAAGAATCACTTAAGCTACTCGGCATTATGCCAGTTTAAAAAGTCACCTAATCACTTATTGGCTTACTGGAATAAAGAAACAAAAACAACTGATGCAATGCAGTTTGGTACAATAATACATAAGATGTTATTAGAACCAGAAACATTTACTGATGAGTTTGCAATCTTTGAAGGTGCAAGAAGAGCTGGTAAACAATGGCAAGAGTTTAAAGAACAGAACGAAGGTAAAACACTAATTAAGCAACAAGAGTTAGACGATGCTAATAAAATAATTAACAACGCTTTATCTCATCCAGTACTTACTGAAATGATGCTGAATAAAGAAGCAACAGAAATTAGATTGGAATGGAAACATAAAGGAGTTGATTTTAAAGGCTTTGCTGACCTTCTAACAACGTTTAACGGTAGAAAGTGTGTAGTAGATATTAAAACCACTTTTGATGCTGGTAGACGTTTTGAGCGTGACTTATACTATAATGACTATAAAATGCAATTAGCAATGTATCAAGACCAGTATGACAAAGATACTGACGCTTATATTGTAGCAATAGAAACAGCAACACCTTTTAACATACAGGTTTATAAATTAGACGATAGTTTATTATTTAAAGGCTGGATGGATTACGACCATTACACTGATAAGTTTTTAGAATGGGATGGTAAGCCACAAGGTTACTCAAATAGTATAGTAGAAGTAAAAACAGAAACAGAAGAAATATTATGAAAAAAATAATTGACTTTTATATAACTACTAAAAGAGAATTAAAATTTCAATTAGAGCTTACAGATTTGCAATATAATGATTGGTTAAAAAATCAATTAGATTCAGATGTTGAACAAGTTATATTGAATTACTATGATGAAAATTCTGAAGAAATTGAAATGAATTTACAACATAAATTAATAAATAATAAATTATGAAAAAATTTGCAATAATAGGAGGCTTAAGTTTAATGACTGCTGGAACTACTAACATGGTTTGGCACAAACAAAACTTAAATTTAAATCCTAATACATTTGCAATAGCTACAGGAGGGTTTTTTGTAGCTGTAGGAATAACGTATAAATTTTAATTATGTATAAGACTAAACAATATTACGAAGAAAATAAAGAGTATTACATTAAAAAAGCTAAAGAATGGAGACATGAAAATCCAGAAAGTAATAAAAAACATTTAAAAAAATATTATCATAAAGATTCTCCAGAAGAAGGTGTTTCAACTGGTTGTCTTAACAAAAGAAATAGCAGAGCTAAACAGAGAGCAAAAGGTGATTTACATATTTACTGCGAATGTGGTTCTAAAGTTATTAGAAGCAATATGGGTAGACATAAAACAACTAAAAAACATTTAGAATATTATAAATTTTAATGATAAAAAAAGAATGGCAATGGATGCCAGATTATAAACAAAAACAAATAACAATGAATAAAAAAGAAGAAACAATATATTGCGGAAGCGGTAAAGTTATGAATGACAAATGGTTAAAAGTGACTATTAATCCAACTAAAATTGCTGATTACATTCAAGAGTTTAATGGTAATAAATTCATCAAACTAAATATTAATATAAAAGATGAGCCAGACCAGTATGACAAAAATGTAAGTATTAGTGTAGATACTTGGAAGCCAGATGCAGAAGCACCAAGAGCTGCTGTAAAAGAAACTTCAAATGACTTACCCTTTTAAATACCATGAAAGAATCAAAAGTCTTGAAAGCATTGGGTTTGACTTCGTCAGATATACAAAATTTATTGATGAGCGGAGTGTCAATGCCAGAAATAGCAAAGAGGTATAAAATTAGTTATATCTCTTTAGTTCAGGCTTATAAAATTCAAAAGAAAAACTTCAAGTATATTGATTTTTTACAACCTAAAGAAGAAGTAAAGGACATTAAAAACGTGTCCTTTGCTTTTGACAAACTATATACAGAAGAATCACTTAACGAAGATGAGCTATTAGCATATTATAAATACGAACAAAAAAACAAAGCATATTATGAAACATAACAGCGATTTTAAATATGATTTACAACTTGGTTTAAAAGGTGAAAATTTAGTTGCTGAAATATTATCTAATAAAAAAATAGAAGTTAAAACAGATTTTAAAGCTAAAGATACTGGTAATGTTTTTATTGAATATGAAAGCAGGGGTAGCTTAAGCGGAATCTCAAAAACTCATGCTGAATGGTTTTGTTTTGTTTTGTCAAATGAAAATATAATATTTGTTGAAACTACTAAATTAAAAAACTTATGTAGAGAATATTTAAATACAAATAGAGATACAAAAGGTGGAGATAAAAACACATCTAACGGAATATTATTACCAATCAAACAATTAATCGAATTATGAAATTAACAAAAAGAAAAGGATTTAATTTTTTTAGAAGTTATTACGATGTTTATAACGAATTAGAAAAAGATAAAGACAAACTACAATTTATTGAAGCACTACTTAATAGACAGTTTTTAGGTGTTAAGCCTACTAATTTAAAAGGCATGGCAAAGTTTGCTTACATAAGCCAAACTAATAGTATTGATAGCCAAGTAAAAGGTTATGAGACTAAGACTGGCAATGCCCTATCCAAAGACCCTAAGCAAGGGGGTAAGCAAGGCCCTAAGCAAACCCCTAAGCTACAAGTAGAAGTAGAAGAGAAAGAGAAAGTAGAAGAGAAAGAGAAAGGTGTTAAGTTTAAAGACCCTTACCTAACTACAACATTTATCAAATGATAGTTAACAAGGAAGACAACTTAAAATACTTGTACGCTTTTAAAGAAGGTAAAATCAAACGTGGTTTAGAAATTGGTAATGAGTTTGACAAGTGGTATGTTCATAAGCGTGGCAGCTTTACTGTAATTGTTGGATTAGATAATGTTGGTAAAACTTTTTTTATGTTATGGTACTTTTTATGCTTAAGTATTAAACACAACGTTAAGTGGTGCATTTGGTCTGGTGAAAATAGTTCAGGTCAATTAACAAGAGATTTAATTCAAATGTATGCACAATGTAAATTAAATGATTTAAGTAAAGATGAAATTGATAAATACAATAATAAAATTTCAGAGTGGTTTACTTTTGTTAGTAATAAAAAAATGTACAATCATAAAGACTTATTAAAAATATTTAAGCAAAGTAATTGCGATTCATTTGCGCTTGACCCTTTTACTGGTTTAAACCATGACAGAAGAGTAAACCAATATGAACGTAATTATTTAATCTGCAATGATATAAGAGACTTTTGCAATACTACAGGTAAATCAATATATGTAATGACTCATCCAATGACAGAATCAGCAAGAAGAGTATTTCCACCGAATCATGAGTACGCTGGTTATATACAACCACCAAGAAAATCAGATGTTGAAGGTGGACAGGTGTTTGCTAACAGATGCGATTCTTTTCTTTCGATACATAGGTTTATTAATTCACCTGAAAGCTGGATGATGACACAAGTAAGAGTAGAAAAAATTAAAGACAAGCTAACAGGAGGAACACCAACTCTTGACCAGCCACTATGTTTTGATTACAACGGTGGACTTGGTTTTACAATTGGTGGTAATAATGTACTAAAACAAAAACAATGAGATATAAATATGAAGACATAGAAAAGTTTTTAGAGTTTAAAACTTGGACTAACAAAGATAAAATAGATAAATTACTTGAAATAGATTGTAGTTTATATGCACACTTAGGAACTGATTCTACTAAAGCAGAGAAAGAAGAAGTTAAAAGGAAAAGCATAGATATATACAGAACCATAAAAACATTAGATAAAAAAATGGGTGATTTGTTTTTGTACTCAGAAGATTTAAAAAGATGACGGATTTAGATTATACAATAACAAAGAACAAATTAGAAATATTACTTCTAAAGGCACAAGAAGGTTTAAAGGTGGGTAAGGTTACACAATCTAAATTGGATGCCTTAGAAACGCTGCAAAGTAGCTTAAAATGTATTATTGAGCTAAGAAGCACAATAGATGAAATAAATAAAAAGCAATTATTATTAACAATGCAAAATGTAAAAGCGTATCAAGAAACTGCAGAACTTAAGAAAAAATTTAATACATTTAAAAAATGAACGGATTATTAGCATTAATTATTACAACTCATTTAATTAGTTTTGTTGCTGGTGCAATAGTTACATATTTTTTTTATAATGAGTAAGAAAAGGACTTTAAATGAATACAGACAAACAAAGGACTCGTATTATATTAATCATGATACTCCTGTTGAGTATAGTATTAATTTATTGTGTAGGATATATCCTAACGATTCTGAACTTGGAGCAATAATTAGAAAACATTTTCAAAAACTATGAGTTTAAACGCAAATCAAAAAGGAAAAAGATTCGAGCTAAAAATTGCAAAAGATTTAGCAAAGAAGTTTGACACCAATATAAGAAGAACACCCAACAGTGGAGGCTTAAGCATTAAAGGTGATATAATGACAACGTCTGGCATATTAAGCGAGTACAGTTGGGAGTGTAAGAACCAAGAAAAGCTAAACATCTGGAAAGCATTAGAGCAAAGCAAAGGAGATGCAATAGGCACATTAAAAACTCCTGTTGTTGTATTTACTAAAAACTTTGAAGATGATTACATTGCTTTAAAGTATGATGACTTTGTAAATATATTACTTGAGTTAGATGAATACCGAAGTAGATAACATACTACAAATATTAGTAAGAGACGAGGCTATTTGGTTGAACATGGCTGAGGAGATTAGCAGCAACAGTAAAGTCCCAGCTAAAGATTTATTACATGACTTTTATATTGCTTTACATAGTAAAATTTATAACGGTAAAGTAAAAATTAACGATATTCTATATAACGATTCTTTAAATAAAGCGTTTATATATAAGATGATGCACAATATTTTTATTGATACAATAAGAGTTGACAAAGACATACTAATTGAAAAAGATTTAAAAAACATAGTAGAAGCTGACAATGTTAGTTATGTAGATATAGAAAAAATGGTTGACGATATAGTTAACGAGTTTTATTGGTTTGATAGAAAGCTATTTAATTTATATAGAAAGAAATTCCACAGCATTAGAAAACTATCAGCAGCCACTAATATATCTCATGTTGTAGTATGGAGAACAATAAACAATTGTATTAAAGAAATAAAAAAAAAGATTAATGAAGACTGAATACTTAATTAAGAAAATAGGCAATGAAGTTATTGACTTGCTATTAGAGAAGAATGCAGCCTACGGAGATACTGCAAACAATCCATCTAATATATTTAGCAAGTTAGATTCTACTGAAGCAATCAAAGTTAGAATAGATGACAAGTTAGCAAGAATAAAAAACAAAGGATTAAACGATAAGACAGAAGACACTCTTAGTGATTTAATTGGTTACTTAGTATTGTTAAAAATAGCATATATAAAAAATGAAAAGTAAAGGTTTAGGAGATAGCATAGAAAAAGTCACAAAGGCTACAGGAATAAAGAAAGCTACTGATTGGATATTTGACAAGTTAGGTAAAGATTGTGGATGCGATACAAGAAAAGAAAAGCTGAATAAATTATTTCCTTATAAAAATATAGAATGTCTTAATGAAGAGGAGTATATGTATTTAAAAGGATTCTTTAGTATTAACAAAAATGTAGTTAACAGTCCAGAACAAAAAGAACTATTAAAAATACACAATAGAGTATTTAAAACAAATCGTAAAACATCCAGCTGCGGTTCTTGTGTTAAAGGTTTAGTAGATACCATGAAAAGATTATATAACGAATATGAATATCAACGAGAAAGCAAAAGCAATTGAAAGAAAGCTATTAATGTTTTTAAAAAAATACAGAACAAATACAGAACAGAAAAATGAGCAAAGAAGATTTAATACCATTCAAAAAAGGACAGAGCGGCAATCCTAATGGTAGGCCAAAAGGCTCAAAGAATAGAAGCACAATTCTAAAAGAAATAGCAGAGCTTAGAACAAAAGGAATTCATCCTGTTACTGGTGAAGAAGTTTGGATGACTAACGAATATAGAATGGCTATGGCTGTTATAGAAAAGGTTATACAAAAAGGAGATGCACAAGGATTAAACATGGTGTTAGATAGCATTTATGGAAAACAAAAAGACACTGTTGATTTAAATACTACAGAAGAAGTAAACCATGATTTCAGAAACATCATTTCAAGGATTAAAGCTCAATAAAAAATACTTAGTATTAGACGAATCATTTGCAAGGTACTTTATTGTAACTGGTGGTCGTGGTTCTGGTAAATCATTTGCAGTCAACTCTGTACTATTACTACTAACCTATCAAGCTGGCCATACTATACTATTTACACGATTTACTTTAAGAGCTGCAAGTATTAGTATCATTCCTGAATTTATAGAAAAGTTAGAACTGCTTGGAGTTATAAACCAATTCAAAATAACAAAGGATGAAATAATTAATAAAGGCAACGGAAGCAAGATAATATTCAGAGGTATTAAAACCAGCTCAGGAGACCAGACAGCAAATCTTAAATCATTACAAGGGATTACTACTTGGGTAATGGATGAAGCAGAAGAATTAAATGACGAAGATATATTTGACAAAATAGATTTATCTGTCCGTAATAAAATACAAGAGAATAGAGTAATATTAATATTGAATCCAACAACTAAAGAGCATTTCATTTATAAGCGTTGGTTTGAAGATAGAGGCATTGCTGCTGGTAGTAATATAACTAAAGAAGATACTACCTATATACACACAACATATTTAGATAACTTAGACAACCTTTCCGAAAGCTATATTAAGCAGATTGAGACAATGAAGGTTAGAAGGCCAAACAGATACAAGCATACAATTGAAGGTGCTTGGCTGGATAAAGCTGAGGGTGTTATATTTACTGACTGGAGTATAGGAGAGTTTCAGCAAGTAGGCAAAGTTGTATTTGGCCAAGATTATGGTTTTAGCAATGACCCATCAACATTAGTTAAAACGAGCATTGACAAAGAGAATAAAGTTATCTATATACAATTATGTTTCTACCAAACTAAATTAACCACAAGCGAGATACTACAATTAAATAAAAAGTTTGCAGCAGATAATTTAATAGTTGGTGATTCAGCAGAGCCAAGATTAATAACAGAACTTAGCAGAGATTGTAATGTAGTACCAGCTATTAAAGGTCAAGGTTCAATAACTTTTGGAATTAGTTTATTACAAGATTATGATTTAGTAATAACTGAAGATAGTACAGAATTAATAAAAGAGTTAAATAATTATTGTTGGTTAGAAAAGAAAAGCCAAACACCAGTAGATAACTTTAACCATGCTATTGATGCTTTACGATATGCAGTTAGCTACCAATTACAAAATCCAAACTTAGGAGAATATCACATATACTAAATATTATGAAATTATATAAAGGAGATTGCTTAGAAGTAATGCAAACAATACAAGACAAAAGTATTGATGCTATTATTACAGACCCTCCTTATGGAACTACAGCTTGTAAGTGGGATAGTGTAATAGATTTTGAGTTAATGTGGGAACAACTTAATAGAATTATAAAACCTAACGGTGCTGTTGTTTTATTTGGTTCTGAACCGTTCAGTAGTGCTTTACGAATGAGTAATATAAAGAATTATAAGTATGATTGGATATGGGAGAAACCAAAAGGAACAGGTTTTTTAAACGCAAAAAAGCAACCATTAAGATATAGCGAGTTGATATCAATATTTTATAGAAAGCAATGTACTTATAACCCACAAAAAACAACAGGGCACAAACCATCTAATAAATCAAGCGCTAAAAGCAAAAAAGAAACTGATGTATATGGTAAATTTAACAAGCAAGAAAAAGGAGGGCAAACAGATAGATACCCTAAAAATATAATAAAATTTAACAATGTAAACTCATCTAAAGGAATAGTACACCCTACCCAAAAACCCATATCATTAATGGAATATTTAATAAAAACATACACAAATGAAAATGAAACGGTTTTAGATTTTACTATGGGTAGTGGTTCAACAGGTGTAGCTTGTAAGAATACCAATAGAAACTTCATAGGCATAGAACAAGATGAAAACTATTTTAACATTGCTAAACAAAGAATAAAAGAAACTGAATTTAAATTGTTTTAATTATAGCCCTGCTTAAGCCACCCTCAAGCATTTAGATAAGATATATAAAGAAAAATAAAAAAAAAGTTTAAAAAAGTTTTGTAGTTTATAAATATATTTATATATTAGCATTGTAATTAAGTTTACAAAAGTTCTTTAAATAATAGGAAATTTGTTTTTTGCGTAAGCAGAAGTTAAATTGCAAGTATAAAACGCTGAAAGATTGCGTTAATTATTGAGCTGATAATCGAACTAAATATTTAGGTTCATATCTACTGTAAGATGTAGAATGTTCAGATTAAGGCAATAGGTAATACTTGGACAAGGGAGGGGAAAAAATATAACCTTAAAATCCTGAGTAAAACGAACCCATTTGAAACTGGGGGGGTAGATTGAACTGTAGGTATACAGATTGTTTCAATACCATGATAGCCTAATTACTGGAATCCTAACTATTTATTTAAAGAATATGTATATGCCCATATCTTAAGACGTTAAGTAAATGGGAGCTGACAAGCGTATGAACACAAACAAACAAAAATAAAGAGCCACCGTAAAAAGTGGCTTTTTTTTATTATATTTGAAATAAGCAAAAATTAAATTTGCGTTTTGGTAAAATAGGTAGTCGGCAAAAGAGCGTTACCTATTTTTTTTATATTTGTATATAACGATTCACTAATTTAAACGTTTATATATAAATGAAACTAACTATCAACATACCAGAAACTCTTAATGAAGTTACTTTGAAGCAATACCAAAAGTGGTTAAAGATTGCTGAAGGTAAAGAGCTGGATTCATTCCTACAACAGAAGATGATTGAAATCTTTTGTAATATACCACTAAAGAACGTTCTACAAATAAAAGCAAGCGACATTAATAATATTACTGAAGAACTTACAAAGTTGTTTACTAATACACCTAAGTTTATAGATAGATTCGAAATGAATGGTAAAGAATTTGGATTTATACCTAAACTCGATGACATCAGCTTTGGTGAATATGTTGACCTTGATACCTACCTTGCTGACTGGGAGTCCATGCACAAAGCAATGGGTGTTTTATTTAGGCCAATAACATTCAAAAAGAAAAAGCAATACTTGATAGAAGATTACGACAGTGCTGACAAGTATGACATGACAGAAGTCACTTTAGATGTTGCATTTGGTGCGCTTGTTTTTTTTTGGAATTTAAAGAGCGAATTACTGAAAACTACCCTGAATTATTTAGCAACTCAGGAGGAGGTAGAGCTTCCTCAGCAAATGCGGGATTCGCTGCAAAATGGGGTTGGTATCAATCTATCTACGGACTTACTAATGGGAACATTCTTAAATACGATAGTATCACAAAATCAAAACTACACACCTGCTTGATGCACTTAGCATTTGAAAAGGATAAATATGAATTAGAGCAACAACTATTAAAAAACAAATAATGACAAAAGACGATATATTAGAAGAACTGACAGAACGTAATTTATTAATCGAGAATGAACACATAATTCTTGTAGATGGATTTGAAGAAGCATTTATTGGTATATCAGCAAACAAACCAGCTAAAGCGGTTTACGATTATTGGATATGTTTAGATTTATTAATCCAGAGGGAGGGAGTTGACTTTGACGAAGCGATTGACAGCTTAGATGAATTTATTGAACAAGACTTAGGAGAACACACTCCAACTTATATAAAATTAGTATGAACAGTTTTTACAACATAATAGACAAGATTAAAGAAGTAATTGTAGCAGAACCATTTAATAATGAAATTACATTTGGTGATATTGCTGACATTGATTTAAAGAAACAAAGCTTATTTCCATTAGCTCATGTAATGATTAACAATAGTACAATAAACAACAACTACGTAACTTTTAACATTACTATTTTCTTTATGGATTTAGTAGATATTAGCAACAAACAAGTAACAGATTTATATAGAGGCAATGACAACAGGCAAGATATATTAAACACTCAGTTAGCATTGGCAACAAGAGTCATGCGAGTATTACAAAAGAGTGATTTATATAAAGATAAATTTGAGCTAATCAATCCAGCTACTTGTGAACCATTTACAGAAAGGTTTGATAACATGCTTGCTGGTTGGGCTGTTACTTTTGATTGTGGTACTAAAGATGAAATGACTTACTGCTAATGAGTAAATTTAGACAAGCATTAGAAAAATACGCTAAATATGTTGTTCAGCAGTCAAGAAGTAATTTGACTAAAAAGAAAAACAACGCGTCTAAGGCTTTATATAATAGTTTAGCTTATACAATTAAAGGTGACAAGGTTTCATTTCTTAGCGAGGATTATGGACAGTTTATTGACAAAGGTGTTAAGGGTGCAAAGTCTACATATCCAGAAAGCTCTGCAAGTCCATTTAAATACAAAACTAAACAACCGCCAAGCTCTGCTTTTGATAAATGGAGTATTAGAAAAGGAATAGCACCAAGAGACAAGCAAGGTAGGTTTGTTAGTAGACAATCACTTAACTTTTTAATAGCAAGAAGCATTTACAAAAAAGGAATTAAAGCAACATTGTTTTTTACTAAACCTTTTGAAAGGGGTTTAGATTTATACGGAGATGAAATTGTTGCTGGTTATATAGAAGATAATTTAGAAATAAAATGAGTACAATAATAAGAACAAGAAGTCCTTTTTTCATAAGGACACCACAAGAAACCGATGCTGAATTAAGTTACTTTCAAATTAATATAACTGTATTTGGTGGGTTAAGTAGTTCAACAGAACAATGCGACGATTTATATGCAGCTTACTCACTACAAAAAAAACCACTTGGTAGCGAAGATTCTGTTTCTTTTGATATTAGCGAAATAGTGAATGACCATATAGTACAAGTGTTTACTGGTGTTTATTCTGCCTCAGCATACAAGCAATCTATCTGGGTAACTGTTGCAACATCTCCAAGAAAAGCAGATGGTTCTTTAGTAGATGGTGCTTCAATAACTTCTAACACTTATTTAGCTCAAGAGGGTTACAATCATTTTAAAGATGGTGCTAACTATACAACTGAGCCTGTTGTCATGCTTAGTGGCACACACTTTGAATATCATGAAGGAAGTAGAATAACAATTCCTGTAAACGTTGAACAAGCTACATCACTACAATGGAAAAGAGGAGCGTCAGTAATTCAAACAGATTCAGTTTCTGACAATGGCAACCAAAATCAAAAGATTAGGTATGTTCAATATACTAATACATCAGCAGTTGAAGTTGACAGCGTAATTGTATATTATGGCGATGACCTTTCTACAACGATAACTTTAAAAAGAATTTCTGAATGTAAATATCCTGTAAATAAATTATCTTTTGTTAATAGATGGGGAGCAACTCAAGATTTATTCTTTTTTAAAAAGTCAACTGATAGTTTAGACTCAAGAAGCGAAAACTTTAATGCAAGTATATTTAAAGCAAGAAGTGTTCATTTAGAGCCACCTGAAGAAGGTCCAGACTGTCAAGAAACAATTACTTATAATACCTATTCAACAACAGCACACGCAAAGAAAACTTTTAATTCAAATGCGACTGAAAGCGTTTCTTTAAATACTGGTTTTGTTAGTGAGTTAACTAATGTATATTTTGAAGAGTTAATGGTTAGTGAATACATTTGGCTTACTGATTCGACTGACACAATCTACCCTGTTAATTTAAAAGACAGTTCATTTACTTACAAGACTGGTTTAAATGATAGGTTAATTAATTACACAATGAATTTTGAAAAGTCATTTAGATTAGTAAATAATATTAGATAATGCAAAAAATAGTTCTATACATACAACCACAGCAAACAGCGGTTTTAACAACAGAAGAAGATTTTGTTAGGCTTGATTTAATGGAAGAGGAGCTTATTAGCTTAACACAAGTTATTCAAGATGTAAAGGACATTGATAAATTATTTACTGATTACAGTAGGACTTTTAATTTACCAGCAAGTAAAACAAATAATAAAATTTTTAAGCATTGGTATAACCCTGATGTTAATGCTTTTGATAGTCAAGTGTTTTCAACAGCTAAAATAGAACTTAATCACTTTGAGTTTAAGACTGGTAAAATACAATTGAATGAGGTTGTGATGAAGCAGGGAAAACCAACTATGTATAAGGTTACTTTTTTTGGAGAAACAACAGATTTTAAAAATTCAATTAACGAAGATGAGCTTAGTGATTTATCTTGGTTAAATAATTTTAGCCACGACTATACTGTTGCAAATATTAAAGGAGGTTTAGAAAATGGTTTAAATATGACAGCTGACTCTGTTACTTATAACGATGCTGTAATTTATCCTTTGATAGCTCATTCTCAGAGTTATATATATAACTTAAATGGAGACCATCAAAACCCAGTAAATATTTCAACTCATAGCTCAGACCAGAAAAAAAGAGGAGTATTACCAGAAGATTTAAAACCAGCTATACAAGTAAAACTTATTATTAAAGCAATCCAAAATCAGTACAATATAAATTTTAAAACAGGTGAATTTTTAGACTCAGCAGTTTTTAATAGTATGTATATGTGGTTGCACAGGGAAAAAGGAAAAATAATTTTAAGCAAAAGTAAATCTTTTATTGGTGTTGAAAATTCTACTTGTGGAAATATATCTGGTGGAGGAACTAACGCAGATTGTGAACCGTTAACTGACAGAGATTGGACCCCTCCGTCTGGAAGTCCTTTAGTAGGTATTCCAAACGACTTTAGAAGGGGTTGGTTTTCAATAACCACAGTAAACACTGGAGCTACGTTTTCAAGTCAATTTGCAGGTGTTTTTTATTATATGGCTGACTTATTTATGGCTACAGAAAACCATGTTTTCACCGTAAATGTAAGCCCAACTGTAAACACAATTCCATATACAATTGAAATAATAAGGGAAAACAATCAAGAGGTTTTTGCAAGAAGCGAAAACAACACAGGTAATAGTTCTTTGTCAATAGAAATATTTACTGACCCTAATTCACCTTTTTCTCCAACTGGAAATAGATTGAACAGAGTTGATTTACATAATTTTGCAACTCAAACATTTACAAATGGTAGAAATAGATTTTACGCAAGAATAAGCTGCAAGGCAGATTTAACTGTTGGTTTATCATACGATTTAGTGAGAACTTGGACAGCTCAAGTAGGTCAAGGTGGAGGAACTGAAACGCATAGCGGTAGAATGACAATGAATAATAATATTTTAATTAATTCAAAGTTCATTACTATAAACGACCAAATACCAAAACTTAAAGTGAAAGATTTTTTAAATGGTTTATTTAGGAAATATAATTTATTAGCGCGTTTAGATTATCAAGGTGAGCTTGTTGTTGAAACATTAGACAGTTATTATGAATCTGGTCAAACTCATGACATTACAGAGTTTGTAGAGACTGACCAACATACTGTAGGTGATGCTATACCATTTAGTGAAGTAGATTTTGAATATTCAGAACCTAAAAGCATATTGGCGCAACAGTTTGAGTTAATTAATAATCAAAAATATGGAGAGCTAAACTTTGTGTCAGTAGCAAGTAAAAAGAATATATATCAAATTAAATTACCTTTTGAGAGCATGATTTATGAAAGGCTTTTTGACCAAGGGAGTGGAGCTTCAACAAGTATTCAAATAGGAACATTTTTAAATATTGATTTGCAGCCAGACTTAGGCAAGCCATTAATGTTTTATGGAATTAATCAAGATTCATTAGGCACTACAGGTATTAATTTTGTAAATGCTACAAGAGAAGATTTATCTAATGGTGGTCATGATAACGAAACTTTAAATAACTACTGGATTCCAAGTGCTTACAATGAGTTAGGCACATCATCAACACCGCCAGCATATAATTTAAACTTCGGTAGTGAAATAAACACTTATACTCTTACAGATTATTCTGGAACTAATAACAGCTTATTTCAGTTGTATTATGAAAATTACATTACAAGAGTGTTTAACACAAGAACAAGAATATTCAAGTTCTCTGCTATACTTCCATTAAAAGTATTATTGAATTTAACCTTAAATGATTTAATAGTAATTGGAACAAGAGCATATACAATAAATAAAATGACTACAAAACTACAGTCAGGCGAAACGAATTTAGAACTATTAAACGAGCCATCATGAAAACAATATTAGAAGGATTACAATTTTGTAAAGAGAATAAACTTTACGATAAACATATTAGAATAGCATTAGGCCTTAATAAAGTGCCAACAACATTCAAAGAAGCGTTTAACCATTTAAGATTAAGAAAATGAAAACAATTAACTATACAGTTGATATAAATACTAAAACTTCTTCTGTTAAGCAAGGGGAGAAAGATGTTAAAGGTCTTGGTAAAACAACTAAAAAAGTTTCTAAAGATGCAACTAAAAACTTAAATGCAATGGGTGGAGCTTTAAACGCTTTACCAGCTCCAATACAAAGAATTGTAATGGGTTTCAAGACCTTAAAGACTGCAATTGCTTCTTCTGGTATTGGTTTGTTTCTTGTTGCTGCTGGAGCATTAGCTGGATTATTTACAGCTGCTACTAAAAAAGGTGCTGAGTTTGCAAAACAAATGTCAACACTAAGAGCTGTTTCTAACGCTTCTGCTGAGGAAATGGATGCTCTTTCTGCCTCAGCTAAAGAACTTGGAGCAACAACACAATTTACAGCTATACAAGTAGGCGAACTACAAACAGAGTTTGCTAAAATGGGTTTTACTACTGACCAAATATTAGCTTCTACTAAAGCAACATTGGATTTAGCTGCATCAATGGAGGTTGACCTTGCTTCTGCTGCAATGTTAGCAGGTTCAACAGTAAATGCATTTGGATTAGAAGCTGAAGACACTCAAAGAGTTGTTGATGTTTTAGCTAAAAGTACAAGTTCAAGTGCTTTAGATTTTACAAGTTTACAAGAAGCATTAAAAAACGTTTCTCCAGCTGCAAAAGCTACTGGTAGAACTATTGAAGAAACATCTGCTTTGCTTGGTGTTCTTGCTAACAATGGTGTTAAAGGAGGAAGAGCTGGAACAGGTTTATCAAAAGCATTTATTGAATTAAATAAAAAAGGAATACCACTAAATGAGGCATTAGATAAAATTAAGAATAGTTCAAACGGTTTAAATACTGCTTTAGGTCTTGCTGGTAATATAGGAGGTCGAGCTTTATTGTCTTTAGCTGATAAGCAAGGTGAAATTAAAGATTTAACAGAGCAATTTAATAATGCAGCTGGAGCAGCTCAAGCTATGGCAGAAGTTAGGCTTGATAACCTTGCAGGAGATACTACTAAATTAAATTCAGCTTGGGAAGGTTTCTTGCTGTCTTTAGAAGATGGCGAAGGCATATTTAGTAAAATATCGAGAGTTTTTGTTCAGGGGTTAACAAGTATAATAACAAAAGTGACTAAAACCTCAATAGTTTTTGGTGCTTTTGTAGGAGAAATACAAGATTCATTTGAAGTTGCTGGTAGAGTAAAATTATTTTTTGTAAGAGCATTTGAGGGGATATCTTTTGCAGGATTAAAATTAAAAGAAGCATTTTCTAAGATTCCTTTTATAGGTGATAAAATAGATAAAACAAAACTTGAAGAAGATAAAAAAGCTATTGTTAATAATTTAAAAGATATTGACAAACAACTTGCTGTTTATGCTAAAAAAGCCGAAGAAAGACAGGCTGAAGGTACTTTCATGGAGAGGGTTAGAAACAGGTTAAAGAAAGCAGAACACGAAAAACTTTTAAAAGAAGAAGCAGAAGCGGAAGAAGCAGCAGCGCAAAAACAAGCTGAGTTAGATGAAGAAGCATTAGCTAAAAGAAAAAAAGCTTACCAAAAGTATTTAGCATTTAGAAATAAATTAGTTAAGAGACAAGAGGACTTTGACGACAAGACAGAAGAAGAAAAACTTGCAAGGCAAAAAGAAAGAGATTTAAAAGAATTAGCAGCTTTAAAAGTTTCAAGTAAAAAGAAAGCAGAAGCAAGGTTGTTAATAGATAAATTCTATGCAGATAAGTTTTTAGAACTTGAAAATAAAAAACAAGCAGAAGCTAAAAAAATAGAAGAAGCAGCAAGACTTGAAAGAGAAAAGAAACAAAGAGAAGAGCAAGAGGAAAATTTAAAAGCGCAACAAGATGAGTTAGCAAGAGAGGAGCAGCAATGGAACTTATTGCAACAAATAAGGAACACAGCTGAAGAGCAAGAGCTGCTTGACCTAACGCAACAATATGAAGCAAAATTTGCTTTAGCACAAGGCAATGCTGAATTAGAAAAAGCATTAGAGGAGCAGCAGCAGATTGATTTAGCAGCGATTGAAGATAAATATTTAAAAGAATCAATAGAAGCAAACAAAAAAGCTGATGAAGAGAAAAAGGACAGCGACAATGCACTTAAACAAGCAAAAATAGATAATCAAGTTGCTATATTATCTGCAACAAGTTCTATTTTATCATCAATTGGTCAAATTGCTAATGCTTTTGCTGGAGATGACGAAGAAAGAGCAAAGAAAGCATTTAATATAAATAAAGGTTTAGGAATAGCACAAGCAATAATATCAACAGCTCAAGGTATTATGAACGCTTACACTAATCCAGTAGACGTAGCAAGTGGTTTAGCTATTCCAAAAAGTATCGCAATAGGTGTAGCTGGAGCAGCTCAAATTGCTACAATAGCAGCAACTAAGTATAAACCTACTGGCGGAGGTTCATCATCAGCTGGAGCAGCAGCAGTAGCAGCCGCAACACCAAGCACAACAACTCAAGGTGGCGGAGCAGGAACATCACCAAGTCAAGCACCAAGTTTTAACGTAGTAGGTCAATCAGGTTTTAATCAAATAGCTGGCGCATTAGGACAACAAGGACCAGTACAAGCGTTTGTAGTTTCTGGAGATGTAACTACTGCACAAGAATTACAAAATAATACAATTACACAAGCAACATTTTAAAACAAAATACAATGGATATAATAGAATTAATATTAGATGAAGATAGTGAAGGGCTAACTGGAATCGAAGCCATTTCAATCGTAGAATCTGGCGCAATTGAAAGCGACTTTATTTCACTATCAGAACAAGAAATAAAATTGGCTAAAGTAGATGATGAAAAGCGTTTACTAATGGGAGCTGCTTTAATACCTAACAAACCAATCTTTAGAAAGAATGGAGAGAATACTTTTTACGTTTACTTTTCTGAGAAAACAGTAAGAAGAGCAAGCGAGTTATTCTTTCAAAATAGTATGCAGAACAACGCAACTTTAGAACACGAAATGGAAATTAACAACTTAACTGTTGTTGAATCTTGGATTGTAGAAGATACTGAAATGGATAAAACTAAAAAATATGGTTTAAGTGTACCAAAAGGAACTTGGATGATTAGTATGAAAGTAGAAAACGAAGACGTTTGGAAGAACTATATAGAAACTGGTAAAGTAAAGGGTTTTAGTATTGAAGGTTTTTTTGCTGACAAAGCACAAGTAAAAGACCCAAGTTTAAAATCTGAATGGAGTAAAGAACTACAAGAGATAGAAGAGGCTGAGGCTGAATATATGCTTAGTAATATTAAGGCTTTAATTAAAAAAGACAAAAGAACTAAGTCTGGTAAAAGAACAGAGCTTGAAACATTTAACGACTATCCTGATGCGGTAAGTAATAATGCTAAAAGAGGTATAGAACTAAATAAAAAAATCAACAATAAATGCGCTACTCAAATAGGTAAAATTAGAGCGCAACAATTAGCTAACAAAGAAAACATTAGCGTTGAAACCTTAAAAAGGATGCATAGCTATTTAAGCAGAGCGCAAGAGTATTATGATGAAGGAGATACAAAAGCTTGCGGAACTATTAGCTATTTATTGTGGGGTGGTAAAGCTGGTTTAAGATGGTCTGAAAGTAAATTAAAAGAACTTGAAAATAATAAGTAATAAATACTATGACTTATTGTTAGGTAATTCTTGTGAAGACTTATTTAATTATTACAAAGTAAATTTTATTCATGGTTTAACTAAAAATGATTGTGAGTGTTATAATGAAACTAATACTGATGCTTATATAGCTGGCATGAGCAATGAAACACCTAATAAAGAAGTAAGTGAAAAACCTTATGTATTTATTAATTTAAAAAGACTAAATAAAACCTTTGAAGATTACCTTCTTTTTTTTCATGAGTTTATGCACTTATCGTTTAGGTTGCATAACTGGGATGTAAACAAAGAAGAAGAGATTATCACATGGGCAGAATTAGAAACAATAAAAACAATTAAAAAACTAAACAAATGAAAAGTAAAAGATTTAAAACACCAAGTAACTCAAGTCCAAGCAATAGCAGAAGGGGTTGTTTATGTTCTGATAATACTTACAGCAGCAAATGTTGTGACGGAAGTTTGCAAGCTCAAGGCATTGGAAACATAACTGGAACACCAGAATAAAAATAAAGTTGCAAAAAAATATAACAGTAAAGGTTTTCAAACGTTTATAGATATATACTCAAATTATGAAAGCAAACGACATACTAAACAAAATAAAAAATATTGTTGGTGAAAAAGTTGAACTTTCTGAAAACAAAATAGAAATGGCTGAAGTTACTTTAGAAAATGGAACTGTACTTGTTGCAGAATCGTTTGAAGCTGGTAATTCAATATTCATTAAAACAGAAGATGAGCAAATTGCTTTACCTGTTGGCGAATATGAATTAGAAGGTGGTAAAATTTTAGTTGTTGTTGAAGAAGGTTTAATTGACAGTATTAAAGAAGCTGCTGAAGAAGAGGTAGCTGAAGAAGAACTTTCTGAAGAGTCTAAAGAAGTTAAAGAAACTGAATTAGAAGAAGAAGAAAAAGAAGAAATGAACTACGTTACTAAAGAAGAATTTACATCTGCTGTTGAAGAAATCAAAGCAATGATAGACGAAAAACTTGGTAACAAAGAAGAAATGAAGGAAGAAGTAAAAGTAGAAGAAAAAGAAGAACTTTCTGCTGTTGCTCCTGAACCTGTAAAACATAATCCTGAAGCTGAAGTTGATAGTAAAATGAACTTTAAAATTTCTGAAAACAGAATTAAAACAACTAAAGACAGGGTTTTTGATAAAATTTTTAACAATAATTAATATAAAATAAAATGGCTAATAGTTTAAATAGTTTAACTACTACATATGCTGGAGAGTTCGCTGGGAAATACCTAAGCGCAGCTTTATTATCAGCTAACACAATAGACAAAGGCGGAATTGAAGTGAAGCCGAACATTAAGTATAAATCAGTAATGAAAAAAGTAGCAACTGGTGCTGTAATAGCAGATGCAAGTTGTGATTTTACTAAGACTGACGATGCAGTAACAATAACTGAAAGAATCCTACAACCGAAAGAATTTCAAGTAAACCTTGAATTTTGCAAAAAAGACTTTGCATCTGACTGGGAAGCGGTTCAAATGGGATACTCTGCATTTGATAATATGCCACCACAATTTTCTGATTACATTATCGGACACGTTGCTGGTTTAGTTGCAGAGAAAACAGAGCAGACTATTTGGGAAGGTGTTGATGGTAGCGGTCAATTTGATGGCTTGGCTACTTTAGCTTTAGCTGATACTGACGTTCTTGATGTAACTGGAACAACTGTTGATGCTGCTAATGTTGTGGCTGAATTAGGTAAAATTGTTGATGCAATACCTTCTTCACTTTATGGTAAAGAAGACGTACACATTTACATTTCACAAAACATAGCGAGAGCTTATGTTAGAGCATTAGGTGGATTCGCTGCTACTAATAGCGGTGTTAACGCTCAGTCGCACATGTGGTACGGTGATGGCGCGCTTTCTTTTGATGGTGTTAAATTATTCGTTGCTAACGGTCTTAATGATAACACTGCAATGGCTGCTCAGAAATCTAACTTATTCTTCGGAACTGGTTTACTTTCTGACATGAACGAAGTGAAATTAATAGACATGGCTGACATTGATGGTTCTCAAAATGTAAGAATTGTAATGAGATATACAGCTGGTGTTCAATACGGAATCGGTTCTGATATTGTTCTTTACCACGTTTAAGAAATAAAATAATAATTAGGGAGCTGCAATGCTCCCTTAATTTAAAATTAATAACAAATGGCTTGCGATTTAACACAAGGTAGAAAAGTACCATGTAAAGACGTAATTGGCGGAATAGTTAGAGCTTGGTTCGTTGACTTTGGAGACTTAGGAACGGTAACTAAAACTGACGATGAAATCACTGATTTATCTGGAACATTTACTTGCTACCAATACGATTTAAAAGGCACTAACAGTTTAGAAACTGCTATTACCTCAAGTAGAGAGAATGGAACAACATTCTTTGAAGAAACATTAACTTTAACTTTACCTAAACTATCTAAAGAAGATAATAAGGAACTTAAGCTAATGGCTTACGGTAGACCTCACATTGCTGTAGAGGACAGAAACGGAAACTTTATGCTTTGCGGTTTAGAGCATGGAATGGATGTTACGGGCGGTAGTATAGCTACGGGTCAAAATTTTGGTGACCTTTCAGGTTACTCATTAACGCTTACTGGACAAGAGCTTGAACCAGCTAACTTTATTAGCGGTGGAACTTCTGCTGACCCTTTTGCTGGAATGAGTTCTGCAACGGTGACTGTAACTGTTGGAACTAATAGTTAAAAAAGACGCGATTAATATAATTGTGTGATTCATAATATATAGTTTGATTGGAGGGGAGGAAGTGATTATCCTCCCCTTTTTTTATTTAAAAATATGCAAATATTAACTACAAGTGGCACACGAATTATTAACTTTATACCAAGAGAAACAATAACTGGTACTAAAACTTATAAATTAGTGATAAAGTCAGAAGCTCAAAATAAAGTTATATTAACAGACGATGCAGCAACATTTTCTGAACTGGATTACTATTACCAATATTCAACGACACAAGCATTAGTTGAAAATAATTACTATACTATTACAATCACCAATACAACAGATAACGCAATAATTTTTAAAGACAAGATGTATTGTTCAGACCAAACACTTTCAGACTATGAAATTTCAAACGGTGTTTATATAGAACAAAGCACAGGAGACAATCAATTTGTACATTATGGATAATTTACACTTAATACAATTAAATCAATACGAACGACCAACTATTACAGAAGAACGTAATAGAAATTATGTATCAATAGGAGATAACAACGACTATTACCAATGTTTAATAGATGCTTACATGGATAGCACTACAAACAATGCAGTAATTAACGGAATAGTCAACCAGATATACGGAAAAGGATTAGACGCTACTGATTCAGCTGAAAAGCCTGACCAGTATGCTCAAATGAAAAGTTTAGTTAAACCTCACGATTTAAGAAACGTTTGCCAAGACTTAAAGTTATTAGGAGAGGCTGCTTTTCAAATTACTTACAATGGAAATAAAATATCAGCAATAACACATTTCCCAAGAGAAACGCTTAGAGCTGAAAAGATGAATGACAAAGGCGAAATAAAAAATTATTTTTATTCTGCTGATTGGTCTAAGGTCCAAAGAAATACTAAACTAAAAAAGTTTCCTGTTTTTGGTAGTGGTGGACAAAATGAAATTTATATTATTAAAAGATATGTAACTGGTTTTTATTACTATTCACCAGCTGACTATAATACTGCTTATGCAACACTTGAAAAAGAGATAGCTGACTACTTGATAAATGATGCAATGTGTTCATTTTCAGGCACTAAAATTATAAATTTTTCTAATGGTATTCCTGATAGGGAAAAACAATTAGCCATAAAAAATGACATAATGTCGAAGCTGACTGGTAGTTATGGCGAAAAGGTAATTGTAGCATTTAACAATAACGCAGAAAGTAAAACGACTATTGATGATGTAAGTTTAACAGATGCTCCAGAACATTACTCTTATTTAAGCGAAGAATGTTCAAAAAAAATTATGTTAACTCACAGAGTTACTTCACCATTACTTTTAGGTTTATCTTCTGCTAATGGTTTTTCAAGCAATGCTGATGAAATAGAGAACGCCTCACGGCTTTTTAATAACATAGTTATACAACCTTACCAAAACCTTTTAATTGATTGCTTAGATACAATTTTAGCAGTAAATGACATTAGTTTAAATCTTTACTTTAAAACTATTGAACCTTTAGAGTTCATGGATTTAGAAAACGTTGAAGGTGAAGAAGCTGTTGAAGAACAAACTGGAATAAAAGAAGAAGAAGAAAACACCGCAGAACTCGAAATGATGGCTTCTAAAAGCTTTTCTTCACAAGAAGATAAAGAACTACTACAAGAAGCGTTAAACGAGCTTAAAGGCGAGGTAATGGATTCAGAGCAATTTGAAATAGTTGATATTAGAGATGTAGACGATGAAAACGAAAGTGTTGAGGATTGGGCAACCGATATGATTCAGCTTAGTGATACTATAAAAAGCAAAGAAGATGGCTTTTCTGTTTTAGATAAATCTTTTTACAAAGTAAGATACAAATACCAAGTAGGGTCAAGAAAAGCATACAAGACAAGCGGAAAAGGTAAAAATAAAAAAGCTAATAAGTCAAGAGACTTTTGTATTGAAATGATGAACAGAAGCAAGGCTGGTATAGTTTACAGATTAGAAGATATTGACAAAGCGAGTAGAACAATGAGTTTTGCAGCTGCTAAATTACCAAGACATAATTTACAGAACTACGATTTGTTTAAATTTAAAGGCGGTGTTTACTGCAGACATAAATTTGTACAAGTATTGTATAAAGTTAAAAACTTAGATGACAAAGGGAGTAAAGATTTAGAAGACTATAAAAAAACTAAATCAATTCCAAAGAGTTACGAACCGAAACCGAGAGGGCATAAAGAAGCAAAAAAAGCTCCTGTTAACATGCCAAATAATGGACATCACCCAAATTATGCAGGAAAATGAGTAAAGCACTATTTGTAACAAGACATGATATATCAGTATTTACAGCTGCTAATGGTAACATTGACAATGATAAAATATTACCTTATATAAACCAAGC